AATATCGCACTGGCTGTCCTGAATGAGATAGAGCGGTTGTGTAAGGTGAAAGGAAGTAAATAATGAAATACAAAGTTGGAGATAAAGTAAGAGTTAGAGAGGATTTGGTGAAAAGAGGACTGTATGGCGGTGAAATCGCCGTAAGCGATATGGTCAATATGAGAAGAATGACTGTAACGATCGGAGACGTTGGTGAAAGGGGTTATGGCATTGAAGAAGATCCATACGGATACACATGGACAGACGAAATGTTTGAGCCAGTAGAGGACGAACTGACAGCGGAAGAAGCAATTATACTTAGAAGCGAAATGTGTGAGGGAAGGAGTTGCAGTCGTTGCAAGCTGAGTGCCTATAACAATGGCACGGGTATTACCTGTAATGAATTAGCGGTAAAACATCCTGAACGATATATCGAAGTCCTCAAACAGTACAAGAAAGACCATGAAAAGAAAGAAATTGAGATGGAATCAGTAGGTATTGTTCGTGTGATTGAAAGCACTGGAGATATTAAAAAATGTGTGTATGAAGAAGAACTTACTGAAAGAGAAAATCCGATGGATGCAAAAGAGAGAGTTTTGAAAGAATATTGTCAGAAACATGATGGGAAGTTTTTTACAGTATTTGAAAGCATCTGTCGAGTAAAGGAGCAGTCATGAACACAGGAGAAAAGATAGATTACATGATTCAGTGCTTACAGGTAGCAAAAGCGAATGAGGTGAAATGATGGAATCAGAATGCCTTACATGTAAAAAGCATTATTCACAAGGTGGCGATTGTTGGGAGCATAAGCGGAATTGTCTCTATTATGACAAAGAACCAAGAGGAAAAATGATGCGGACTACATTTTCGTTTGAGATGAAATCTGATGCAGAGAATACGCTCATTAAACAGGGTGAGAAGATGATTATTGATAATCCGGGAAAAGAAATCGAAATAACCATTATCCAAATTAATTGGGTAGACATGGGGAATATGGTTTGTAATGTGACTGGAAAGTATCACGAAAATGAAGAACCGATGCACGAAAAAATAAAGAAATTTAGGGTTGTAAGAAAATAAAAACGAAAGGAGCAGGAGATTTACTGGCCGGTGTAAAAGAGCTCTTTGCTCCG